GGTTGTCCAATTCCTCGACTGAACAACCGATTATTTCTGCGACCCTGAACGAACAGTACAACTCAGGGTCTTCGGTTAGTTTTTTTCCGCTTCCTCGACTGCGCTAGATGCTGCGCCGTTCATCCGTAAAAAGATATCTAAAAGATTCTCAACGTCTGCTGATGCACATTCGTCCTCAAGGAATTCCTTGGTAAGAAATGGCGCATTCGTATCAGGGTCAAGGAACTGCTCAGCCAATACAGCCTCGCCGCTATCAGTTTCCATTGCCTTGGCAAACTGCTCACGTACTGCTTTCAGTGACTTTTTAGAGTGCAGAATGCAAAGCGCCGTTTCACCGAACACCTTACATTCTTTCACTCTGCGCGCTTTTGCTGCCGCTTTAACCTTATCAAGTAGACTCATACTTTCGCACCTTGTTATGAGTTATCAGGTTGAGAACGCCGGAGCTGTTTCTACGCCGGAATTCAGGTTTGTGATCGAGAATCCGATACGGTATTCGGGAACTTCGTCATTGGCCAGGGTGACGGTATCAAGCTCGCTGATTTCAGCGTAAAAGGTGATACTGCCAACACTCGGCACGCTGATAACAAGATCCTGCTCGGTAGCAGGCAGTGAACCGTATTGCGACGCGTCGAACGGAGTTACAATGAAGAGCTTGCCGTAATCCTTAAGGGCAGCAACAAACTTCGTGTGAACGTCCGTATTTTGAAGAGTTGAGATGTTGAGCTCTTCCTTGGTCCAGCCAGGAATTTCAATAGTTTTTGGCTCAAGCGTGAGACCTGCGAACGTAAAGTCTACGCCATTGCCTTCATAGGTTTCGGCCATGTTATTACCTCTATGTTGTTGGCGAGCGCTTGACCGTCACCTGAACGGTTTTGCGGATTGCCTTACGTTGTGACCCGTCGTCCTCAAGCTCTGACAGGTCTGTGATATTGGTTACGATAATTAGTGAGACGTCAAAACCGGACATCGTAAGCGGGGATGCGTTGTTAACCCTGTCTTTTACAGCATCTTTTAGCGCCTCTGCTTCACTATTGCCGTAGGCTAGGCAATCAAGCTGCCATTCTTCCCGAACGACGTCCTCAACCGATTGAAGGGTGTTGTACACCTCTTCTGTGGCGCGTGAGATTATGATATACGGCAGGTCTGAGCTCTGCGGAGCCGGGAAAGCGTATACGCCATCGCTAACGATGTCAGTGATATTTGAGTCAGCTAATAGGTATGCTGATAGAGCTGATTGAAATGTTGTCATATACTTCTAGGCCTTGCCGCTTTCATTGTGTTACGCTTACGCATGGTTTTCATCGAAAGGTCAACCATGTTCTTCCAGCCTTCGGTTTTCAAGATCATCTTGATTTGACCGCGACGGGACGCAAGGGCGCGGCGCATAAACACGGTTGCAGGTTGCTTGTTTCGTAGAGAACCAAACTCCAGAATGCCTGCATACTTGACCGGATTGATCTTCTTGCCTTCCCATTCCTGTGGCTTCGACTTTACGTACACTTTGCCCCATGCTTTCTTGCTGCGCTTCTTACCACCCGCTTTCTTGGAGATCGCTTTCTCAAGCGCACCGCTTCGGCGGTGTGGCTTAATGTTAATCTTTGCTTGCTGCTTTACTGGCGTTAATGCCTTGCTGATAGCTGAACGCATTACACGCTTCGCGGCGTCGTCGCCAAGATCCTTAAGCGCAAGAAGTAGCTCCTTTTCACCACGTAGCATTGAAAGGCTCATGTCGTACCCTCCAACACCTGAGTACAGCGGAACTCTCTTACGCTTACGCCTTGAGTGATCGGGAAAGGCTCTTCTATGTTCAGGACAAGCGATCCAACGATGAAGCGCCAGTCGGGCTTTACGTCTTCGGTAGTGTCGTAGAATACCCAGTGAAATAGTCTGCCCTGCAATCTCTCATCCTGGTCCCGTTCTTGGGCGTTGCGCATCTCAACAACCGCCTGCCCTGTCTCGACCTCAACCCATGTCTTAACTGATTCCCTGTCGGCGTTCAACGTATACGTGGGCTTCTGTAAAGTGATGGTCGAGCCGATATCAGATATAATGTCGGCGAAGTCTGTTGATACGTTGTCGAGCCAGCCCATTGCGCACCTCAAAAATAGCACCAAAGGGGCAACGGCGAACCGAAACCCCATTTGGTGCGAATGTATTACGTGGTCGTGATGTTGCTGAGCAGGTAGCCAGCATTGACATTCACGATCTTCTCGTCTGCCTGATGACGGACACGGTAGATGTTGCTGCGGCAACTCTCGTCGCGGTAGCTCTCTACAGTGAACGGGTTCATGGCGTCGCTCGTCCACATGAACGTCCGACCGAGCTGGGGATTCATACGCTCAGCGATTCCACCCGTGTTACGGATGAAGACCATTGCATACTCATCATTCCATATGTCGGAACCGCCGTCTTGGGCGTTTGACGAAAACACCGCATCAATACCGAGGATACGCGCAAGGCGATCTTTGGCGATGATGTCGCGGCTTGTGCTCGGTGTCTTGTCAACGGTCGAACCGTCGCCACCAAGGATTTTGCCTTGGATTTCGGTCGTCTTGACCATGTTGCGGTAGACCTTCTCGGATACTGCGAGGCAGATCTGAGCGCCGGGAGCGAGAGCGCCGCCGACGTTGTTCTTTAGGGTCAGGATGATGTCTTGGATATCGCTGTAAGGCGTCCCGGACGCATTGTCCCATTCGACGCTAACACCAGCGGTGTAGCTGGCGAACGTGGTAGCGTTGAACACAGCAGTGGCAACGCGCTTCTCGTGCTGACGCATCAGACGGAAGACGTTGAGATTTGTGACTTCGCGCTCGGCGTTAAGCACCTGCGAGATATCACGGCTGTTGCTGTCGTCCAACGGCTCCTCGAAACCGTACTCTACGCAGTCATAGGTATCGCTTTCAACCTCGGACTCGTTGCGTTCATAACCAGAACTGGGCGCACGCTTACCGGTTCCGGTCTGGTCGGTTACGTTTTCGATGGGAACAGAACCATAGGTGCCGTTTTTGCTGTCAACTTCCATGGGAGGAAGTACGTCCATGCCCATGAACTGAGAAGTGAGTTCCAGCGCGTATTCAGCGGCGGAGCTATTCAGCAGAGGGCGGAATGTTGCAGTGCTTTGCATTTGAATTACTCCTTATTAGGTGGATGCCACGACGTATTCGCGCAGGATTTCAACGGCGTCAGCATCGGCGGATGCCGCGTCTTTCGCGATCCCGACAATGGCGCCGGAACCCGTCTGAACGTCGTTAACTTTACCAGCAGCGGCGGTATAGACCGCAGCGCCAGCGGCGATAGCCCCAGCGGCGATACAGGGGAATGTACCGGGCGCGTTGAGGAGTTTAATCGGAGCCTCTGCCCCGCTTGCAGTCGTCTGCATGCAGACGCCGATTGCCGACTCACCAGCACCGCAAATATTAACGGTATTCGCGGCGGTCAGCTTAACCATCTGGTGCTTTGTGATAGCAGCAGCGGTCGTGAACGGGACATAACCCGCATCGAACCATTTATTTTTAGCCATGTTTTACCTCACATGCACTGTTCTTTGAATTCTTCAGGGTACTCTTCAAGAACCTTGTTCTGAGCGTCGTTTGCGCTCAAGCCCTGTTCCTGATACTCTTTGATCTTAGCGAAACAGTTTACCTTTTCAGGCTCCTGATGTGCTTCCTCTTCGCCTGCATCGTCGAAGTCGATAGCTTCGCCACCGTCAACGATGGCAGACAACTTAGCGTTGAGCTCTTCAACCTGTGCTTCAAGCTCGGCCTTCTCGGTCTGGAGAGCGTCACGTTCTGCCTTCAGCGCGTCAAACTTCTGCCGCCAAACTTTTCCTTCATCTCGGAAAAGATCTTGCGTTCGTCACTCATTGTGTTATCCTCTTTTGTCGTTTGCGGCTCAACCGAGCCTTTATTACTATCGGCAACCGCCGTTAGTTCCTCTGTAATTGTTTCAGCGTCAAATATCGTGTTGGTTGTGCCTTTGCGCTCCAGGTACTCACGATACCGAGCAGAGAAGATCTCGAAGATGTCGGGACGCTCTTCCAGCAGTTCCCAGACCTGCGGGTGGGTGTCCAGGAATTGCGAAACCTGACCGGCGATAGTGGCGGAGTCGAACGCAGAGAACAGGCCGGAATCGTTCGCGGCTGGGTCGTCCACAAAGTCAACGTGGGTCAACTGCTTCATCTCTACAAACGTCGTAGAGTCCTCGCTGAATCCTGTAGTGATCTTCTCGCCGTCTTCGTTGCGCTGGTACTTGTCTCCAGGCTTGAACACGATGGAGAGCCCAAACATGTCAGGCTCGTTTTCTGCCATACCTAGAACATAGCTGTACAGGTCTCCTTGCGGGGATTCTTTGGCTTCTGTGGATAGGAAGAGGTCAGCACGAGCGACAGGAGTTTCGCCGCTGTCATCAACTCTGAAGTTCTTCGCGCGTCCAATGAACGTTCCAAGAGCAGTCGAGGACATTGTGGGATGTCCATAGCGCATTTTGAGCCCGTTTCTAAGTGCATTGCCTTGCCTCACTGTTTCGTCGATAAACTCGCGTTCAAGCTCTACACCGTGACCCTTTGCCGGGCCTACGGTTACGATTGCGGCGTTGTAGATTACGCCCTTATCCTTGTCGACGCGCGTGATGTCATATACCGTTCTGCCATTGTTTCTATCCTTTTGTGAGTTCTTGCCTGCTGCCGAGCGAGTCTACCTTGTAATGACTGTCAAGAAACGACACATAAACCTCTCCTCCGTACTCGTCCTGAGTCGCCGCAATACGCGTCAACTTGCATTTGTATAGCGTACTGACGCTTGTATTTACTGCCGGAATCGTTGCTATGTCGAAATACATCTGGCTAGTACTGTCATCACTATCCATTAACCGCTCGCTCGTGAACGGAGATCCGGTAGGGGCCGCCCATGTTCCTGATACTGGGCAAGCGATCACGTCTAGCTGAAACTGAAATCTGCTGCCCGTGCCGTCTGTCGGCGTCGTATAGTGAATGTGGCTGTCGAGAACGGACTGTATGAGCATGCTATGCGGTGACTGCATATCGAAATACAAATAATCGCCGACAGCGAACCCCAGGAACGGGAATGTCACTCCGCCTGCAATGCCGCCGTTGTACAGCCTCTCGGTCGGTGCATTTGATGCTGGTATCCGTATGTTGGAGATCCCAACTTGCAGGTCGTCCCATACTGCATCATCGCCGCCCGCTACTCTGCACGGGCAAACTGGCTCTTCGATGTTTACCAAGATAGCGCCCTCGGTCGCGTGCTGGCGGAATACCTGGCCGATTCTGACAACATAGTTTGGGTGCTCTGGTAGCGTATCGGTGACCCCCCCGGCGGTAGCCGCTGACAAATATAAAATCGTCCCAGGTGCCCAACTTGACGTGTCTATTGGCTGCGTTGCGTCACCTCGCACAAGCCCGAATGTGGTCGCATATCCCTTCCCGTTGTCGTCAATATCCTCGGTCAGCATGGCGATAGTTGTTTCAGCCGTAGCCGATGTATCTGCCTGTGCGAGCGCCACTCTAACATTTACACCTGTACCACCAGAGATGTAGATTAGATCGCCGTTTGACATATCTGCGCCTGTCTTGTTCTCCACGCGCCGCGGGATAAACGTCTCCATGCCTGAGTTGAGCGTCACATTTCCGCCGGGCATGCCCACGCCGAGTGTCCCCTCCTCGGGAATCCAACACACCTCACCCTCTTCTGGGGCTGATGTGTTATCTGTGTTAAACTGCAAGCAGCCGACCGGCTCAGTAATGCCGCCGCCTAGCGTTCCGTCATACCACGCCTGCAGCATTGCGTTTACTTGCTCACCGCGCCCGCCGGAGATCTTGACGGTCTGATCGATAATCTCTTGCTTGATTTCGACCCACGCGCCCCACGTTCCATCTTCGCGCAGGAACCGTATACGCCCCTTTTGTTTGTCAATCTGATGGTCTGGGATCGGCCCACGGTCGCCCTTGTCGCCTTTGTCACCTTTCGGGCCGGGAATGCCTTGGAAACCTTGTTCTCCTTTTTCACCTTGCAGGCCTTTAGCGCCGGGGTTGCCCTTGTCGCCTTTCGGGCCTTGCTTGCCGTCTTTGCCGGGGATACCTTGCTCGCCGGGGTCGCCTTTCAGCCCACGCAGACCTTGCTCGCCTTGAGGTCCGGTCAGCCCAATATCTCCCTTGTCGCCTTTTGGACCTTGCGGGCCGGTTTCGCCCTTGTCACCCTGAGCCCCCCGAAGCAGGCTCAGTTTCTCGACCTTGACGGGATGTACTTTCTTAGGCTTGTTCATCAATCTTCACCAGTTGATTGTCGATTATATAGAAACCGGCTTCAAGCTTGGCTTCCTGCTCGATCTCTTCGCGCTCGATCTCTGCTTTTTCCTTCTGTTCGCCGATAGACTGCTGTCCAGGCTTGCCGATTGTTACGCCTTCAATACCGGCGTCCTTAATCATCTGCTCCTCTCTGGCGATTTCCTGTACTAGTTGGCGGAAGTCCATACCACGTTCGCGCGCGATGTTTGTACGGCTGTTAAACACGTTAGAAACCTCAGTCTCAAATGCTGCAATCTCTGTACGTGGGTCAAAGATCGGGATGCCGGACGGTTGCCAGATCCATTTTGCGCGGGTGTACTCGTCAAGAGTCAAAGACCCATCTACCAACCACTGTTGAAGCTTCCACTTGGTAATCTTATCAAGAACCCTGCGATTCAGCTCTTGCTTCTTGCGGGCTGAGTCAATGTACTGCCGAAAGTCTACGCGCATCGCGTTATTGTTCGACCGGTCGCTATCGAAGATACTGAATGGGATATCAAGAGCCAACAAGGCAATACGGATTTCAAACTGCGTAAAACTCTGGAACTCGTCTGACGGAGTACGACTCTCAATCGTCTCGATCTTGTCGCCGGGAGCCATCTCCATCTTCATCGCCGGGTGATGTTCAAACTCATACTTTGTGATCGAGTTACCACCGGCAGATGTAGTATTCACTTCATCATAGGTGCCCCAACCATCGTCACCGCTTGACGGCATTGCGCGTGTAACCTGCAACCCCAACATGGCGTGCATCTTCATCTTGATTAGAGCATACTCAAAGTTCTCGTAAATGTCCTGATTCGTGTTCAACGCTGTCAGAAGAGGAGAGATGCCGCGTGTCTGGTCGAACCGCTTAAAGTACCCAGAGAAAAACATGTCCCGCTCTGGAACCATTGCTTGCAGTTCCATGCCCGACATACTACGGTTGCAGACGGCGTAGCTTTTCACGCTGCCGTTTTTGCGCAGCAATAGACCATGCTCGGTGAGTCCCTTGGGCACCTTGCCAGATGTCGGCATACAGATGCGGTCGGACTCAATGCCCTGTAATGCAGTCCCGGCTTTTTTAAACGCGCAATCACCGTCTACAACCTTTCCAGACTCAAACAGCGCCATGAGCTGCCGCAGTCCATGCCGCTTGGCAACGTCGCAGTTTTCCGGCTGAGACCATTCTTCCATGAGCTCGTCCAGCTTCATGTTCAGGTCATCGTCGTCAGTGATAGCGCGGAAAGCGAAGTGCGACACGTAATTGATATGTAGCCGGACCATCCATGCAACCCAGACGAGATTGCGAATCTGGTCGCGCTGCGTGGCTAATGCTTTCTTTCTTGACCACGAGTTTAGTTGGTCGTCCTCGGACATCGTATGTGTAGCCGGTGCAGACCTGCGACCCTTGTCGACGGTGGCGTCATAGCCAAACATCATATCTCCCAACTCATTGAGCAGAGACTTAGCAAATCCGGTCATCTGTAGCCCCTCCAGTTCTATAGCCTGCCGCTCTAAACGTAGCGTGCGAGCCGTAAGGGCTATTACCCTGCTCACGGTTGTATCTGGAGAGTAGCATAGTCTCGCGCTTCGTCAGCGCGTCAAGACTAGCTCTTGTGTATGTAATATTTCCGACCCTATACGCTTGGCCGGACATAACCGCCTCAATAGCGGTCTGTACCTCTTCGATTTGCTCAATGGTCGTCTTGATTGGCATGCGGTGCACCTCGTAGTTAACTACCTATGTGAAAGCGTCAAATTCAGCCTTTGAAAGCGTTAATCACCTTGTGCAGATCTGTTTCTGTAGGCGGTCGCTCACGTATCCAGTATGGCTGAATAAAGTCTGGCGAGCTCGCCCAATCGGTAGTGTCGATTCGTACACGCCATGGTTGCTCATTGACAGCATGCACCGTCACCCCACGTTCCCGCGCCGCTTCGATTGCTGCTAGTATCCCGCGTGATTGATAGATGTATTCACCGGGGATAGCCAACTCTACTCCGCAAATGTGGATCTCTTCCGCACCTGCCAAGACTGCCTCGCAAATCATGATCGCAA